GTCTGTGGATAGTGGTTCCTCAAAGCGGTGCGCATGACACGGCCATGGGTGATTCTCTTTGACGTATTGAGCCTCACTGATGGAAGCAGTCTGAGAAAGGTCCGGCCTTGCGGAGATCCGCTTCCTCTCTTGCCACCCTTGGTGCCTGCCAATTCATAGACCTGAAGCGCTCGGTCAGTCTTGGATTGGATAGTCAGCACAAACTCACGACGGCTAGACCTGATGGATTTCCTGCTGGCCTCTGGGTTCCAAGCGGGGAAACGACTTGAAGAACCTGCACTAATCGTGCCGTCAGAGTTTCGTTGACCTAGGCGCCTTCGCGGTTCCTTTGTTCCCCAGTTGCGTAGGCGCGGTGAAGGTGTCTGAGGAACTAGAGTCTTGGCCTCATCGCGTATCACTCGGCCAGCAAGGTTGAGTTCCTTGTTGACCTGCTTGGCAACCTCGGGGTCCAATTTGTTCAGGGCCTTCAACGTGCCAGCCAATCCAGCGACGGTGACACGTTGGTTGAGATCCACTTGACTCCTATCGGGGCCGGCCTTGCTCGGTTGCTTTCCACCTCAGATATCTAGCCAAGGTGAAGAGCATGCGGTCTGACTCGCCTAGCAGTGCAGATGGCGCAATGCCCGTCTCACAGGCAAGGTGCGCTATCAGCCAGTGGGCGCTGCTATCTCCAAAGGGATGATGGCCGCCGGTTCATCGGAAGCCACCACGGCCTCAATCGTTTCTGTCCACTCATCGAACTCGAGCGGGGTCTTGCTGCTGCGCTTGAGACTTGACCAAGCAAGGAAGGCTAGGTCTGTGTAGCGCAGGTCTGTATCCATTTTGGCAATGGACTTGTCGAACTTGGTCTCGAACTTGATCAGGTCAGCCGCCGATGTTGTGGTGTCGACGGCTGACCCGTCAAGGTAGGAGACACGCAGTTGCATTCTCATAGCGCAGGGCCTTTCGTTGAAGGGTCAGAGGGTTAGGCGGTGGCGCGTGAGACTGTGCCAGTGGTGGGCCACGTCACTGATGTGGTGGCAATGTCGCCAACTGACGTGCTGAATGGCGTGTACTGGGTCACCAAGCAGACGGCAGTGAACGCGGGATTTGTGGCACTTACGGTGCCGGACGTGGGCTTGACCACGACCGTGGCATTGCTTCCCAAGAGTGGAAAGAGCGTGGCGTCAACCTGACCAGCGGCAAAGTCTTGGAAAAAGTTCAAGGTGACCGAGCCGGTCTTTAGTCCGCCGATGCGCTCACGGAACGTGCCACCAAAAGCGGTGGTTTCTAGTTCCGCAGCTTCGACCATGAGTTCCACGGACTGAAGTGCTGTGGAAAAGGCTGAGCCATTTACTGTGATCGAGTGATCGGTTGCGGCGTACTTCGCCATGTGCGTGCCTCCTTTAGGCGTAGACAGTCACGGAGAACGTGGCAGTCAGGTAGATGTCTTCTGCCTCGGCTGCCGAGGACAGGCCTGTCATTTCAGTGACGCGCAGAGTTTGTGCTTTGCCGCCAAGGCTGGTGTCGCCCTCAATGGCGGTCTTGATTGACGTTGCCCCAGTGGGTGCTAGGTAGGCGTCAAGTCGGGTTTGTGCGGTCCGCTCTGAGATCCTTCCCACCACCACGGTGATGGTGAAGCGGTACTCGTCAAGGCCTCGATGAAAGGCCTGATCAAAGGTGATGGTGTCAAGAGACACGATGGCCAAAGGCGGATTGACCTGATCCGGAATTGTGGCAGTGGTGCGAAGGCCGGAGATGGTGGCCAGCCTGGTGGCCAGTCCATTGCGCAGCTCGGTCACGGTAGGCATTAGGCGATCCCGTGCGGATACTTCACATAGGCAGCGACAAGCTGCGCCACGTCAGTGTCTAGGCCACGGCCCACGCGCATGATGCCAAGGTCTCCAAAGCCGGCCACGCCGAGCGGAGAGTCAAGGCGCTTGAAGATACGGGCAGCCTGAATGATCGTGGCCTGCTTGACGGCGGTGGGCACGGCAGCCCAGCCCATGGCTCCTGTGACTCGCACGGTGGCAGCGCCGAACTCGCGTGGGAATGTGTAGTTATCGATGGCGCGGATCTTGTAGTAGGGAGTGGGTTGGCCTGCGGTCACTCCGTTGAGTGGCTCCAGTTGGTAATCGGTCAAGGCAAAGGTTTGATCAAAGGTCAGATCAGCGCCGCTCGATGTCTTGATGGTGACGGCAGTGCCTTGGAGATCGTCGATCTCGCAGAGGTAGTTGTCGTTGGGCACGTAGTCGCGGGTCACGGTTCCGGCGTTCCAGAAGGCGCGTCCACAATGCCCGTCAATGAGCCGAGAAGCGCTCTCCACGGCAGGCTCAAGCAAAGCGTCATCCACTGAGTCAGTGATCCGCAAAGCGGCCTTGATCTCTGCGAGAGTCGCGTAGCCATTGGTGATGGCCATCTAGCCTCCTAGTTGGTAATACTCGCGCAGCCAATCGACTGTGAGCGGTAGGCCTTCGGCCAAGGTGGTGCTGGGTTTGTGGCTCAGCAGGTAAGCAGCCTTAGAGATATCGGGACGCTTGCTGGTCACGTTGTGGGCATCGAAGGGCAGGTGAGTCACTAGGGCCGGATCCGCGCCAGTGATCTCCACCAGCTGCGCAGCCATCTCGGCCACGTCCACAAACTCATCCCCGCCGACATTCACGGTGATGCCTGGTGTGAACTGGTCCACGGCGTTGGCCAGTGTGGGGATGAAGTCTCCGACGTACATGAATACCCGCTGGTATCCGTCATAGACCGTGATGGGCTGGCCTGTCAGCAGGCGATAGGCAAAGAGGCAGACCACGGAACGATAGGAGTGGTAGCGCTCTCCGGGTCCGTAGGCGTTGAAGAAGCGCAGCACCATCGTCTGGGTGTCGTAGCGATCCGCAAAGTTTTGGATCTGCATCTCGTTGACGCGCTTGGAGATGGCGTAGTCATTAGTCAGGCGCGGCTGGGCATTGCGCTCCAGTAGGCCTTCATCGATCCAGTCCAATCCGGCTTCCCCGTAGACCTCGGAGGAACTGGCGAAGATGTGCTTGAAGCCAAGTTCCTTCTGGACCTCGAGGATGTTCCTCGTGCCGATGGCATTGGTGCGCCAGACCTGCTCGAAGTAGTCCTCGCCGTTCATTCTTCCGAACTCGGCAGCAAGGTGAAAGACCAACTCAGGATTGATGCGAGTCAAGGCGGCGCGGATCTGGCGGAAGTCTGAGATATCGGCCCGCACGCTTTGGGCATCGGTCTGGTGCTGAATCTCAATGCCCCAGACTTCATGGCCTCGAGCGCGCAGCTCTTCGACCAGCGGGCGGCCAAGGGTTCCAGCGGATCCGGTGACGGCAATCTTCATGGTGTTCCTATCGCAGGGTGGACTAGACAAGGGACCAGAACTTGGGCGGCTGCTGGGTCAAGATTTCTCGGGCGTCCCCCGGCTCAAGGCGGCCAACTAGGTGGGCGTTGGTGATCACTTCGCATCCGGCCAGAGTCGCTTCAATGACGGTGCGGGGGCAGGCGTCGAACTCTTTGGGCAGGTGGATGAAGTACTGGGCGCGGGCCATGTGCTCAAGGACGACGGAGCGGTCCACGTTGGAAAGTTCCACCAGCGGGATGCCCAGCTGATCGGCTTTGATCCGAGCATTGATCTTGCCTTTGGCCGGATGGTTACGAGCGGCAAAGAGCGCGAAGGGTTCCTTGGCTGCGGGCTGGACCTCGTTCACGTCCCAGACTGGGGAGTGGACGAACTCGTCAGACACTCGAGACCAGCGGGCTTCATGGGCCTGATGGAGTCTGCTCATCGTGATGAACGGGGCAGCCTTCTCGAACAGGTGCTTGCGGGCTGCTGCGGGCTGCTGGGCGTGCTGAATCCAGACCAGTGGTGACTTAGTAGCCAACTGGACCATGGCCTCTTCTGAGAGCCTGTCAGTGCCGGTGATCACTACGCGCTCGTAGTCCATCGCCTGTGCCCAGTCGTCTGGGCCGATGACATCTAGGTCATATCCAGCAGGCTGATGCGAGCGCATCACCGCATCATTGAGTTCAGCGCCGCCAGCATAAAGACCAGGCAGCAGGGCGTCTGATCGCTCTTCTTCTTTGATCAGGTGGTGAGTGACCCAAGCAACCTTCACTTGGTCATCAGTTCCAGCGCTGGTAGCCAATGATTCTCAAACACAAAGTCCGCGTCATATTGCTTGGCAAACTCCACGGCCTTGTTTGAGGATTTGCCTCCCCATTTGTACGCTTCCTCGAGCGCCTCGACAATGACGCCGATGTTGGGAGTGATCCACCAGCTGCGCTGCATCGGATCCCAGTCAGGCTGGCCATCGACAATCCAGCCATGGCCTACCAGTTCAGGCTGGGCTGTGTAGTCGGACACGATGACGGGCGTTCCGCAGGCCTGAGCCTCGGGCACGCATATGCCGAAGCCTTCGCCCTTGGAGCAGCTGAGAAGGACGTTAGCGGCGGAGTAGCAGGCGGCTAGGTATTCATTGGAGAGTGGTGCCCGGTAGGCGTACTGGTCCACAAATTTGACCTTGTCGGGCTTGAGATCAATCGCCGCTAGAAGGTCATTGATATTGATGCCGCCCATGGTGCCGTATTGCTCGGTGTGCATGTAGAGCACGGCATCATCGTGAAGATCAGAGAACATGCGGAAGGCAATGAGGTTCTCAGCCAAAGCCTTGCGGGTGGGATAGACGCCTTTGTTGGCCAGCGACATCATCACAATGAAGCGGTCTTCTCCAAAGCCAATCAGGTCATTGCCGGTGACCTTCTCCCCAGTGACATCCATGAGAAATGGCGTGGGCTTGAAGATCGAAGTCTCAATGGCGTGCGGGACGTAAATCGACTCAAGGCCAATGTTGTCCATCTGCTGCTTGCCAAACTTAGACATGGCCAGCGGCGTCACATTGGGCTTGGCCAGCCACTTGGCAACTTCTGCCGGGCACGGCGCGTGATCAATTGGCACCCAAGAAGCAATGGGCCAGTTGTCCCACTGGGGACCCTTGAAGACCCAGACATCGTACAAAGT